AGTCTGCACATCCCGATGCTGCAGTTAAAAACATGCGAGCCGGTGGCAAAACGCCCACAAAGCTTGCCAAGGGCGGTAAGACCAATGAGATGATGATGCAGTATGGTCGCAATATGGCCAAAGTTAAAAATCAGGGGAAATAACATGGCCAAGATTAACAATCTACCCGCTTCTGCATACGCCAAGCCCCACACCATGAGTGGTGCGCCTGTTGTTCCATCTACAAACCCCGGCATTCCCCCAAACCGCAGTAAAGCCGACACCGTTAATATGTCTATTGGCAACATCAGCAAGGCTGCTGGCAACGAAACCACTAAGACATCCGGTATTGTCACCCGTGGTAACGGCGCGGCGACCAAGGGCACTATGGCACGAGGCCCAATGGCATGAATTACGCTGAACTCAGCGCTGCTATCCAAGCGTACACGGAGAACACGGAAGCAGATTTCGTGGCTAATATTCCCGTGTTCGTCGAGCAGGCTGAGCAGCGTATATTCAACTCGGTGCAGTTTCCGTCGCTTCGCCAGAATGTGACAGGCGCAACCACAACGAACAACAAGTACTTGCAGTGCCCCACGGATTTCTTGGCGGTGTATTCATTGGCTATTATTAACGCCAGTGGTGAGTACGAGTACTTGTTAAACAAAGATGTTAACTTCATCCGGCAGGCGTACCCCCAGCCCACGGATACGGGTATCCCCAAGTACTACGCACTGTTTGGCCCACGCTCGGACAACCCCGCCGAGTTAACTTTTATCCTTGGCCCAACGCCAGACGCCGCATACGGGGCAGAGTTGCACTATTTCTTCTATCCGCCAAGCATTTCTGTGGCACCGTTCACATCTTGGCTAGGTGATAACTTCGATCCCGTGCTCTTGTACGCATCTTTGGTTGAGGCTTACACCTACATGAAGGGTGAGCAAGACATGATGGCGCTATACAACCAGAAGTTCATGGAAGCTCTTGCGTTGGCCAAGCGTCTGGGCGACGGCATGGAGCGTCAAGACGCTTACCGTTCTGGTCAGTTCCGTCAGAAGGTAACTTGATATGTCAATTATCCAGACCCAGACCACGAGCTTCAAGGCGCAGTTGTACCAAGGTATCCATGACCTGACGACTGACGTTATCAAGATTGCTTTGTACACAGCCAGCGCGGATTTAAACGAAGACACGACTGTGTACAGTTCAACCCATGAAGTACCTAACACGGGCACTTACGTCGCTGGTGGGGCACAGTTAACACCCATCACAGTATCGTCTTCTGGTTATACAGCTTTTGTAGGCTTCCCCAACATTTCATGGACGGGCGCAATCACCGCAAGATGTGCGTTGATTTACAACTCTACCCAAGGTAACAAATCTATAGCGGTGTTGGACTTTGGGTCTGACAAAACTTCTACAACCACGTTTACAATCACTATGCCAGCAAATACCGCTACGGCGGCTCTTATTCGTAGTTCTAACTAAGGAGTCATCATGACTATTGAAAAAACCAAAGCCACCGACGTTGTTTCTAGTGGCCTTACTTGTAACACCAAAGCCGGTGAAGACGCGAAAGCGACCGGCGTATTTGAGATTAAGTGCCATGACAAAGATGGCAACTTGAAGTGGACTGCTGAGTCTAAAAACTTGGTGGTCAACGTTGGCCTCCAGTATATGGCTGGCAGTGCTTTGACTTCAGTGAGCCAGATTACCACTTGGTATCTTGGTTTGTACGGCGCTGGCGCTTCTAATACACCTGCGGCTGGCGACACAATGGCTTCCCACGCTGGCTGGACTGAAGTTACTGCTTACAGCAATGCCAACCGTGTGACTGCTACTTTTGTAACCGCTACAACTGCCAATCCTTCTGTAGTGACTAATACAGCTTCTCCCGCAGTGTTTAATATCAACGGCACAACAACAGTCGGCGGTGCGTTTTTGACAAGCGAAAACACTAAAGGTGGCACAACAGGAACATTGTTCTCTGCGGCTGACTTTGGCTCACCCGGTGACCGTTCTGTGGTGAACAGCGATACTTTGTCTGTGACTTACACATTCAGCTTGGCGGCTTAATATGGCTGGGTGGGGTGACGGCTTATGGGGCGAACAAGGGTGGGGTGGTTTTACCGCCTTCACTAGCTCCGTAGACGAAACCTCTACCGGCACAGACGCGGTTGTTTCTGCATTAAGTGTAGCCCCTTCGGTTAATGAAACAGGTACAGGCACAGATGCAACTGCAGCGGGTAAGATATTTACCTCAAGCATAACGGAAACGTCAACAGGGACAGATGCTACAGAAGGCGGGCCGTTGTATGCTACAACGGTAACAGAGGCAAGCACAGGTTCAGATGCGGTAGTTTCTGTTATTTCTGTAGGCGCGGTAATTGCCGAGACTGCTACGGGCACAGATGCAACAGTAGGCGGTGAAGTTTATTTAGCAACAATTGCTGGAACGGCTTGGGGACAAAACAGTTGGGGTAGTAATTCGTGGGGTGGAGAAGGTGAGTTAGCCACCGCTACTGATGTGGTGAATTCTACTTTAACGCTTAATCCAACAGTAAGCGAAACGGCAACGGGCACAGATGTTGTAACAGCGGGTATAGCGTTTGTTTCTGCAATAGCAGAAACAGCTACGGGCACAGATTCTGTAACTGCTACACGGGTTTTAAGTCCCGCAGTAAGTGAGGCAGCAACGGGCACAGATGTTATTTTGGCTAACGCAGGGTTTGCAAGTGCGGTGGCCGAGACAGCAACCGGAACAGATAGCGTAGCTGGAAGTCTTGTATATTTTGGTGATATACAAGAAACGGCAACAGGAACAGATGCAGTAACGGCGATAGTTGTGGTTAATGCGGCAGTCACGGAAACCGCCACGGGGTCAGATGCAGTTACGGCACAAGTAGGATTTAAAGGCGCAATTACTGAAAATGCAGTAAGCGCGGATACTTTAAGGGCAGCAGCAGCATTTGTAGCTTCTATTAACGAGTTAGCAACAGGTACAGATGGGTTGACTGCACGACCATTCTGGGATGTAATTGACAACACACAGACTGCTAACTGGGTTGCAGTCGCAACGAATTAGGAGCATTTAAATGGCAGCAACTACGACTCTTTTGGGTTTACTAACCCCCACACAGGGAACGCTCTCTGGTACGTGGGGCGATTCAGTCAACTACGGTATTTCTGACTACGTGGACATTGCAATTGCAGGCACGCTGTCTTTTGCAAATGATGGCGCTATCACTCTGGCAAATACCACCGGCAGTGCATCAGGTAACGGATTTAATACCACCACGGCGCAGTACATGGTGATTCGTATCACCGGCACACAAAGTATCGTTAAGGTCATCACAGGCCCCAGCTACAGTAAGTTGTACATGGTGGATCACGCGGGCGCTACTAGCGCGGTAACGTTTAAAGCTGCTGGTCAGACAGGTGTAACTGTTGCTGTTGGTGAGAAATGCTTTGTGTATTTCAATGGCACAGACTACGTCAAAGTGGCGTCAAGCGTGGCAGACGGTGTTACTGCAGTTAGCGTGGCATCGTCCAATGGCTTTGCAGGTTCAAGTTCAGGTGGTGCAACCCCAGCTTTGACTTTATCAACATCTATTACGGGCGTTATAAAAGGTGACGGTACTGCGTTGTCTGCCGCTACTGCGGGTACGGATTACGTTGCTCCGGGCGGCGCGTTAGGAACACCTGCTAGTGGTACTTTAACTAACGCAACTGGATTACCCATTTCAACTGGAGTTTCTGGGTTGGGATCTAATGTAGCTACCTTTTTGGCTACACCTTCAAGTAGTAATCTTGCGGCTGCGGTAACAGATGAAACGGGCACGGGTGCTTTGGTATTTGCAACATCACCTACTTTAGTAACGCCATTGCTTGGTACGCCTACAAGTGGCGTACTTTCAGCTTGCACAGTAGATGGTACAGATGCAGTAGGTTTTAGAAACATTCCGCAGAACAGTCAGTCTGCTGCTTACACATTAGTTTTAGCTGATGCTGGCAAGCACATCTTTCACCCAGTTGGCGACA